GTCAGCCCCAAAAACCTCTGATTTTGTTACCTCCGTTTTGATCGTTTTACCGCCGCCGATATCGTCGACCTGACCACTGACAGTAGCTGAGGGGGTGACGGACTGAGCACCATCGGCTAACGTCCTACGAACAGTGGCTTTGATGCCGTCCTGATCGATCTGTTCACCTTCGAGGACGTTGTCAGTGGTTGTATCTCTCGTGACGGTCCGGCGTCTCTTCGTGAACTTCGTGACCTGTTGTTCAGTCTTAGAAATCTCATCTCCGGACAAAGAGAGTTCTCCGGTTGTTACTTCCCCGACCTCGGTCACTTCTTCTACTTGGGAAGGAATATTGGCCCTAAACTCAACTGGAACGTTGTCGGGTTTCTCGGCCGACTTGCTTGTAGCCGGGAAGACTTCCTCCACTTGGGTCTTCCTGACTACGAATGTCCCGTCTCCCAAAGCTTCGCTTTGTATGTCGAGTGTAGCGCTTGGGGTCTCAGTAGTATCACCCTCTTGGAGCGTTTCAGTAACTACAGCAACCTGCTTTTGGTCAGTGGTAGTTTTTTGCTGGAGCGTCTTGGGGAGGGCTGTGACGTCTCTAGAAGTTCGGCGCTTCCTTTTTGTAAATTTGGTTTGCTGCTGTTCCGAAACAGACAAGTCCCCGGGAGAAAGAGTCGGTTCGACGGCTTCACCCACCGCCGTTTCCTCCTCGGTAATTACGGGTACGGCTAGGCGAAACTTTTCTGGAACGGTATCGGGGCGGTCCTTACCAAATACTTTTCCGGAGAAAACCTCGGACTTAGTGATCTCCGTTTTGATCGTTTTACCGCCGCCGATATCGTCGACCTGACCACTGACAGTAGCTGAGGGGGTGACGGCTTGAGGGCCATCAGCGAGGGTCCGCTTGACAGTGGCTTTGACGCCGTCCTGATCGATCTGTTCCCCTTCGAGGACGTTGTCAGTAGTTGTGTCTCTTGTAACTGTCCGAGTCCGTTTAGTGAACTCAGTCAGTTGTTGTTCGCTCTTGGAAAGTTCGTCTGCACCAAGGAGAACGTCGTCGTCAGTTACTCCTCCAGCAGAAGTGACTTCTTTGATTTGAGCAGGAACATTGACTCGAAACTCAACGGGGATGTTGTCGGGTTTTTCGGCCGACTTTACTTTGCCGGGAAAAACCTCCGGAGCTTCGACTTTCTCTAAAAGGCTTACGGCGCCATTCGGCTGAACCGACCCAGATACCGTCAGCTCATCGGCCCCTATTGATGTGCCGGGAGCGACTACTTGGCGCGTGACTGTGGCAATCTGGCCTTCGGGAGTGATTACCTTTCCAGTAAGGACTTTACCCGGGACTTTCTGAAATACCCTTTGAACCGCAACAAAAAGGCTGTCGACTATAGGGTCTTCGGACCTTGTTTGTTTCTGCGATACTAGAAGCAGCGATGCGTCTTTGGGGTCCGAAGAAGTTAAGAGCAGGTCCTCGAAAACTTCTCTGAGCATGAGGTAAGACCTAGTCCGTATAGGGAATTGCTTATCCCCGGCCTCGTACTCAGTTTCGAAGTTGTAGTCGTCCTGATTAAGACGCTCATTGAGAAAATACCACTCTACGAGCCCCGAATTTGGCTGGGGCACTATTTTACAGAGAAAAAATCCGGTCTCTAGTTTCTCTAGGTCTGCTCCACGGATAAATGAACAATTTTCAATCGGCGTGCCCTCGGGATAGAGCTGGTAGCTGGCGACAGCGGGGTCCCTTAGTACACGGAGAAGCCTGTTCTCAAACCCGGGAACAGGAAAAGATACGACCTCTATTTTTCCGAGAGCTGGGGCAGCCATTTTACGGAGATTCTAGTTCGATACCAGCGCTCTCAAGCGCGCTTTGTATATCTGGAAGGTTGTGTGTATGTGGCGAAGGGGGGAACGTATCGGGCTTGCCAGATAAGTTTAGCCAAGTGAAGTTAGCCGCTGCCCACGCACCTATAGCCTGCCAAACTCGAAGCGGAGTCATCCACTTAACGTTATTCTCTCCCAAAACAGCTTCCTGCTCTGTGGCTTTGAGGCTAGGTAACTCGGTGGCGATATCGTCAACCCCTGTGTATCGACGAGCAACACTGGATTCCACAGCCCAACTAGCAATCTCAGCCCCCTCGTTGGTGACGGCTAGTAGTTCCAAGACGACCGGGCGAGAAGCAAAAGACTTCACAAAGTCAGACATCTCGGAGGTGTTGAGGGCGAGAATACCTTCTACTACTGAAGCTGAGGTTAACGACGAAACCATGGCCGCTAACGCCGTAGCTCCGGGCGAGTTCAGCGGCTTAACTGATACCCTCAGCGTCCCAGTGAAAGAGTAGGGGACTTGGCCTCTTGTGAAGGCTACTTTGAGGGGATACTTGTCTGGGAAAGCCAGAGACAAACGCATGACGGGGCGATTATCGCTGCCCTGAGTCAGGCTTCTCGTGTCTATATCGTATTTAAAGTACATGGCTTTAAGGTAGCATATGAAAGCTTCAACCTATTTCAATTCGAATTTACCCGCCTTTTGGTGGGATGAACGACCAACGCTCTCCCCTCCGGGGTATCTTTAAAAGATAGTTCTATCTCTCCGGCGTGTACGTTTCTGTGGCAGTTAGCACATAGGACGACACACCGATCCAATTCATCAATCAAGGCTTGGACCGACCCAGTGCGGAGGCGTTGGTTAACAGTGAGTATCTTGTTGGAGGGGTCAACATGATGAAACTCAAGAGCCCTTGGGTGCCCGTTATATCTGCAGACTTGGCAGCCCACGGATTTCCGCTCCGAGACTATGCGCAATTTCTTGGCGCGGTAACGGTCGGAGCTATTTCTGGAAGTGCTGGCTGCCACGCTATTGTGTTGCTTGATGGTGCATCGCGTCTCTAGACCAAAAAGCCCCTGCCGAAAGCCAGCCCTCGCGGGCAAAAATTTCCATGACGTCGAGCGGCATGCGGGCGGCGGCAGGCCAATTAGTTCGGTTACCATTTCGGTTAGCATCGAAATCAATTGCTGCAGCCCTAGCATGAAGACTCGGTAGACTGCCGCCGCGCATACGGCGATTTACGTACGTACCAAAATACCTGTTGATACCAGCCGTTGCACGGTCCTCGTCTGTCTTGTAGCGCTTGGCCAACTCTTTAAGCACAGCCTCTAAACTCTCCGCGAGTTTTTCATGGATACTGATAGTCTTGACGGTCCCGGGGCCATCGTAGAGATACATCTTATAAGGGACGGGTACCTTCACTAAAGGGACCTTGCCCGGGGGACCGAAAAACGCTTCCAGACTTCTCTGGTCTTGTTTAGGGAACGGGTGGGGCTTCGGCATCAGAGACCTAAGGTACCGTTGGCACGCAGCGATAGAGCGCGGTCCCCAAAAACCGTCGGGCTCCGCCCCCACCGTCTCTTGCATTATCCTTATCTGCGTTTGGTTCAATAGTCTGTACCTCCCCTTAAGCCGAAATATGTGAAATCGAGTTTGATATCCGGCCTGAGAGAAGACAGGAGTCTTAAAAGGAAAAGTCTTCTGTCTTCCGGTGCTGGTTTGTTAGTTGTGAACAAAGTTTGGTGCAGCGCATGCAGCGTTACTTGTCCACGGGGATCGCTTTGCGAACTTCCGCGTAAGTAATCGGACCGGGGATACCATCTTCCGGCACGTGCACTATAGCTTGAATACGTTTGATGCCGGGGGTCTGCGCCGCGTTCGTAGCGTAGTTCACTGCTGCTAAAATCGCGGCGACTATAAAACCCACGACTGCAGTCTGGTCAATGTGAGCAGCTAGAGTGGCATCAAATGCGGCTACCTTTGTGACTAGCATAGCCACAAAACCAGCTATAATAGGCGTCAGAATACTGCCCGATTTCGACACCAAAAACCTTAGCATTGTAAGTTTGATCACATTCATAGACTATTTCCTTTCTAGTTTGAGGTGTTGGACAGCGCTTTCTATAGTCCAACGAAGCAGACTCTCCGCCGCGTCTACGCCTTGCTGTGTCGCAACTGAACGTAGTTTGCGAACAGCGTCTTCGCGTTTTTGTGCGCCTGTTTTCTTGGTCTCAGCAAGAGAACGGACAATATCTAGCGCGGCAGGAAGAAGGGTTGCTGCGCCTGTGATTGCGATGTTCCTAAGGAGGGGGCCGTAAAAGGCCCAAACGAATTTAGGAATACCTAGTATTAGTGTGAGTAGTGTTTTCATAAGATTAGTGAGAGGAATTCGGGAGCCCCTTTAGAATAGCGGCCTCCATTCTTTTTGTTCGTTCATCAATACGAGCAAGCGTTTCGGCTCTCTCCGCTGCGACCGATTCGATAGCGTCGATACGTATATCCTGTCTGGCGTTTGCTTCTTTCACGTGTCGCATTTGCTCAGGGAGTACAAGCCAACCGTTGAGCGCAGAAAAGAGTGCGACCATGACTGCAAAAGTGGATATTGCTTCACTAAGAGTCATGCGAATGCCCCGTTGATGTCTTACTTCTTCGATACTCATAATTACGGTTGGGCAGTGGTTAGCAGTTGTGCGGCGTCTGTTATAACATCTGAAAAGTCGAAAGGGGGGTCGCTCCAATCATTACGAGGGGCCGGGTTCTGAACAAAAGCAGAGAGCAGCTCGTTGACCCAACCTCGTGCGGCTTGCAGCTTCTGGCTATTAAGGCCTAGCGCCGCAAGACGCGTTTCTACATCTAAAAGTGTAACTAGTCTCAAAGGCGTGTACCCCTTCAAAGAAAGCCATTCTTCTGCCGTGGTAAACTCCGATGCAAAATCAGTGAGGGGCCTGTCTACAAGAGAAGTGCGGCCGTAAAAGTTGGTATAGGAAACAACTCGGTCGCCTTGACGAGACTTGTAGTTATCCGGAAGAAGCGAAACTTCACCTGCTCGTGCCAATAATGTGACAGATACTTCTGGAAAAGGGAGCCCCTCAGGTAAATTCGTAAGTATGTCTAGGTCGGTCATAAATTAGTCCCGGGTAAAAACTAGATAGACGTCCTGAATGGTGGCGCCATTATTGTTGTTATAGGCGGAGAAGAACGCCATGAATTGCATCCACTGGTCAGTAATCTGAAGGCCGCTTTGAGTAGCGAAATGTACCCGATCAGGACCCCCGCCGCCGCCTCCGAAATCGGCAAGGCTTCCTGAAGGGTTCCCGAGGTCGTTCACGGGAATGTGCGAGGCCGCAACCATATCTACCCACAACATTCCGGACCCTTGACCAGTTGTGCTATCTGAAAGACCAAGTACCTGCTTCCTTATCTGGCAATGAACACCATCATTGAAAGCGGAGGAAACTCTGACATAAGCGGTAATAGAGTATGTACCGCCAAAGCCCCCTAACATAACGACTGGGTTAAACGGGTAAGGATAAGGCGTACTCGCACTGCCAACGTTCCAATCAAATCCTACGGCAGTGTTGCCGCTAGGCACCAATGCATAAAAGTTGTTCCGTTTGTTATTAGTGGCGCCCGGATTATACCCCGAGTTACTAAACAACGCCCCCCGCGCAATATTGAGCGGCATTGGTCCAAAAGACGCCCGACTTAAAAAGCCAGCGGGTCCCTGACTTCCAGTATCACCCTTCTGCCCACTACCAGTATCGCCCTTCTGACCTTTTTCACCAGTAGCACCCACGCCTCCAGTCAGTCCCGCGCTGCCAGTATCCCCCTTCGGACCGCTTGCGCCCGTAGCACCCACATCTCCCTTGTCCCCCTTGTCTCCCTTGGAACCAGTAGCCCCCGGAATTCCGGTCGGTCCGGTACTACCAGTATCACCTTTAGCTCCGGTCGCGCCTGTAGCGCCGACTTCGCCTTTGTCTCCTTTGGGCCCGATAATAGATAGGCCCTGCATACCTTGGGGGCCGACATCCCCTTTGTCGCCCTTGGAACCTGCCGTTCCTACGGGGCCCGCGGCTCCTGCCGCTCCGGTGTCACCTTTATCACCTTTAGAACCTGTAGCTCCTGCGGGCCCGACGGCCCCAGCAGGTCCTGCAGCTCCTGCGGCTCCGGTGTCACCTTTGTCGCCTTTAGAACCTGTAGCTCCTGCGGCTCCGTCAGCCCCCGCAATACCTATCTCGCCTTTCTC